TTTTCCACCAGCTTTTTTTAATCCACCATTTTTTCCGCCATCTTTTTTTTCTCCACCATTTTTTCCACCAAATTTTTTCTTTCCTCCATTTTTTCCACCAGCATTCTTTTCACCACCAACATTTTTTGCACCACCATCGTTCTTTTCACCACCATCGTTTTTTTCACCACCAACATTTTTTGCACCACCAGCATTCTTTTCACCACCATCGTTCTTTTCACCACCATCGTTCTTTTCACCACCATTTTTTCCACCAGCATTTTTTTCACCTCCTTACTTTCCTCCAGTAGGAAGTGGATATAACGTTAGAGTAGGTGGAGCATGGAAAAATGCTCAAGCAGTTAGTGTGTATGTTAGAGTAGGTGGAGCATGGAAACAAGCTTCAAACGGATATATTAGAATAAACGGAGTTTGGAAAACTCTTTATTAATTAGTAGAAAGAAAATACATGAATGATCTAAAACCAAATTGGTCTGAAAAAGAACACCTTTTTCCAGGAATCTGGGTATATAGAGATGTTATAAAAAAAGAATTAAATATTATTGATAGAATAGAAAATTATATTGATAAATATAATCTTCAATGGCAAGAAGCCATGGTTGGCTATAAACAAAAAATGCCAGAATATAGAGATTGTTTTGATTTTAAGATTAGAAAATTAGAAGGTAGACCTCTTGAAGTAGTTGATGATATTTGGCAAGATGCTTATGATGCTCAACTTCCAGCAGTAACAGATTATTGTAAAATGTATAATATTGAAATGAATTATTGGGAAGCAATGAATATTGTTAAATATGGTCCAGGACAACATTTTCAAGAGCATGCAGACCATGGATGGTCATATGTTTGTACTTTGTCATTAGTAGCCTATCCAAACGATGATTATGAGGGCGGAGAATTAAGTTTTGGTAAATTAGGAATTTCATTTAAACCCAAGGCTGGAGATTTATATTTATTTCCATCAACATATTTATTTTCACATAGAGCGATGCCAGTTACATCTGGATTAAAATATTCTATTGTAACAATGTTAGATTATAGCGATAAAATGCATAGGCCAGAATTTACAAATAGCGAATATTAAAATGTATAATATTGATGTTTATAAATTATATGATAATTGTGCAAATATAGAACAACTTCCAATAAAAAGAGATTGGATGGAAAAAACGTTTGATAAACATGCATATAATTGTTTTCCCATGACCTTAACCAATGGATTAGGTTGGGGAATCTCATTTCCTAAAGATATTGTATTTAAATGGGACGGAATTAATTCTTCAGATAGAGGACATGTAGAATTAATTGAAGGTCATGAATATGCTTATGTTGAAAGAGAAAATTCTTCTATAAGTTTTAAAACTGGCTTAATGTTTGTAACTGATGAAAATACAAGTATGTTAGTTATGTCTGTTCCAAATATGTTTATAGAAGGAATAGAAATGTTTACTACATTAATTAGTACTAGTTTTTTTAGAGGACCAATTCCTTGTGCTGCAAAAGCTACAGTAGCTAATAAAAATATAGTTTTAAAAGCAAATACTCCAATAATGTCAGTAATTCCAATATCTTTATCTTATTTACAAAATTCAAAAATTAATTTATATAATTCAAATAAAATACCAAAAGAATACATGCTATCATTGGAAGCTGGAAATGAATATAGTAAATCTATTGAAGAAATAAATAAACAAGGAAAATGGTCTAATTTTTATAGGGAAGCAACAGACCATTTTGGTAAAAAGCGTGGCAATCATGAAGTCAAAGCAATTAGATTAGAAACAATAACACATTATGAATAAAATTAAATTTCATTCTAACAGGGATTATAATTCTTATATAAACAAAACTTATCCAGAACCTGCGGTAAAACATATTCCAAACTGGTATGACAATGCCAGTAGATATGTTAAAAATCCTTATACAGGCGAAGATTTAATTGATTATTCTGGAGGAAAAACATTATCTTTTAAAACATGCCCAGCAATTTTTGATTTATTTTCTACAGGATATGTATTTAAAACCCCTTGTGATATTTATTTTTATAAAAAAAATAATGAAACATTTGTAGAACTTCCAGAAGGATTTAAAGATTTTTGTGCTCCCAGACATCCTATGCCTGAATTTGTAGTTCCACAAGGATATAGTGAAAAACATTTTCACTGGTTTCCAAATTGGTCTGTTGAACTACCAAAAGGATATAGCGCCATCTATATTACACCACAAAATCATTTTAACTTACCATTTATTACTGTTTCTGGTATCATAGATAATGATAAATTTAATACAGCTGGTTTAATGCCATTTTTTTTAAAAGAAGGATTTACTGGTTTAATAAAACAAGGAACTCCATTTGCACAAATTATTCCATTTAAAAAAGAAGATTGGGAATCTGAAGTAGTGTTATATACACAAGAAGAAATATTAGATAGATACCACAAGTCTGGCCAAGAACTTAGAAAGCCAGGCGGAGGAGTTTATAAAAAATTGTTTTGGTCAAGAAAGAAGTATAAATAATGATAGAAGAAAGAATTCCAACAAATAATTATGAATCTGTTCAAGGATCAATTACTCCATCAGGATTTTTTGGTAATTCAGTAGATATGATTGTAGAATTAGAAAATTTTATGACTGAAGAAGAACAAGAATTTTTATTTAATTTTGCTTCAAATAATACAACATGGGATTATACTATAAGTAAAAAAAATGAAAACGGAACAGTTATATATGATGCAAATATATGGGAAGATAGAGTAGCAACTTTACATACTTTACAAAAAATTAATCCAAAAGTTATTGATGTAGTTCAAAAAATGTTTGATAGACTTAAAGTAAAAGTAGATGAATTTTATAATGTTGATGCTATGGCAACAAGTCCAGCAATTGTTAGATGGCCAGTAGGGACAAGACAAGAACCTCATGCTGATAAAGAGTTACATGAGGGACCAGATGCTGGAAAGCCTAACGCTTTTCCATATTATGATATTGCATCTATTTTTTATATTAACGATGATTATGAAGGCGGAGAACTTTATTTTCCAATACAAGGAATTGAATTTAAACCTAAAGCAAGAGCAGCATATTTCTTTCCAGGAGATATGAATTTTATACATGGAGTAAGACCAGTATTAAACGGATGTAGATACACATCTCCATTTTTTTGGAGCATAAGAAGTCATAAGGACAAGAATGAATAAGATTAAATATACAGATGATATAGTAGTTTATGAAAATTTTATATCAAATGATGAATGTGAAAAAATATTAAAATATTGGGAATATAGAATTAAAAAAGGAAATTTACAATGGAATCCAATTTCATTTTATGAATCTTATGCTTTTGGATTTGAAGAAGAAGATAATGATTTATTGCTTTTTGATTTACCAAAAAATTATTTTACACAGTTAAAAGAAAAGTTTAAAAAAATAACAGAAGACGCTATTGGAATTGAAATGAGAGAAGTTAGTTTTCATGCTCAAAAATGGATAACAGGAGCCTTTGCCAGTTTTCATTCAGATAATAGTAGTAATGGTCAATATAATGCTTTTGAAAGAAGTAAATATGCAACATTTTTATATTTAAATGATGATTTTACTGGTGGAACTTTAAATTTTAAAGATCATCCAATTGAAATTCAACCTAAAACTGGAATGCTAGCAGCATTTGCAGGAGGACATAAAAACGAACACGAAGTTAAAGTTATCACTTCTGGAGATAGATATACAATAGGTTCATTTTGGGACGATGCATCATGTGAATATACAGATGAAAGGCGTGAAGAGTGGGCAGCAGAATTAAAAGAAGTTAGAGCTCAGCAAGCAATTCAACAACAAGAGTGGGCAGATTTAAGAGAAAAAGGCGTTAAGCTTTCACCATACCCAGGAGTTCCAAATGTATAATTTTACTTGTCTTGATCAAGGTTCTATTTTTTATTTTGGAAATACAATATCTCAACCTAAAAAATATATAGATCATTTAGAAAATTTAGATAAAAATGAGTTATCTCATTCGTATGTTGAAAAGTGGAGAGTTTGGAATGCAAGTAATGATGCTTCTCAAATTTATGGTGAAAAAAAACATATAGTTTTGCCTTTAAAACTTTCTAATACTCAAGAATTAAATAATAAAATGCTATATGTTATAAATGCAATAAAAGAATCTGTTTTTTTATGTTCTAGTAAATACACAGAAATATTAAATATAGGCAAGCCAACAAAAATAAATAATTTTGCTATAAATAAATATTATCCAGGACAATATATGGGATCTCATGTTGATTCATATGGAGATTCTAATGAAGAAAGATTTACTGCATTAATATATTTAAACGATGATTATGAGGGCGGAGAAATTGAATTTCCAAAACATAATATAAAATTTAAACCAGAAGAAGGTAGTGTTTTAATATTTCCAACAAAAGAGCCTTATTATCATCAATCTCATGTAGTTAAATCTGGGTTTAAATATTTTGTTTTAAATGAATTTGGATTGGAGAAATAAAATGGAAATTGAATATATAGAGTTATATCCTAATGTTCATGTGTATACAAATTTAATGCCAGATGCACAAGAACTATATGAAATAATGAAAGAATCTGAACAAAAATCTTACGGTAAATACTTTCTTAGAAACTGGGATCAATGGTCATATTTTGGAACCTATTCTCAAAAAAAAGATATAGGTGAACCAGTTGAATTTGGTGAAATGTATAGTAAAGAAAATTTTTTAGAAGATAGAATTACTGAATCATATTCAAAAGCTTTGGATCATTATTTAAAAACTTGTAATGTAGAATTGCCAGAAGGATATAAAATATCTTCTAATTCTTTTTGTAAATATAAAGAACGTCCAAGACCTGAAACAGAAAAATTGGCTATGCAATATCATACCGATTTTATTAAATCAGAAGCAGAAATGCCAGGAAGAAAATTTTTAATTACTTGTACTGCTTATATAAATGATAATTATGAAGGTGGAAATGTAGAATTTTATATAACAGATTCGGGTAAAAAAATTCATTACAGACCAAAAGCTGGAGAAATTATGATATTTCCTTCAGGAGAACCATACTATCATGGAGTAACAAACATATTAAATGGAGAAAAGTTCTTTGTTAGAAACTTTGTATTAGGTCCCAAGTTTGAAGGAACTAAAGAATGGCTTGAAAATCAAAGAGAAGTTGGCGCATGGAATTGGTTTATTCAAGAAAAAACTAGAATAGATTATGAAAATCCAAGAAATATGATTTATTTTTATAATGATGAAATTGTTCCATTTGAAAAGTGGCAAGAAATACAAAATAACCAGTAATAGCGTATAATAGTATATATGTCTTATATTAAAAGGGTATTGGCTGATAGACCCCTCGGATTCTGGAATTTAGACTCAACCAGCGATTTAACTGATGGGGATAACGATATTGTTATTGTAAGCCGTCCAAATGCTATTACAGAGGTTATATCACTTAATACTTCTACATATAAAGATAAAGATACTAATAATTTTATAAAAGTTAAAGGCTTATTACTTAATTCAAGCGCTGATATTTATGTTCCAAATGCATATAACATATTAGGAAAAGGATTAGAACACCTTAGTTTTGGTATAGAGTTTTGGTTTACAATACCGCCCAGCAATACTGATGATAATCAAAATCTTATTCAATTTCACGAATTAGGAAATGATGTAGATCAAACTGTGGGAGGTATCTATATTTATGCAGATACTATCTATTTTTCATTAAATGGAAGTACAAAAACATATGTAGTATCAAAACAATTAACTTCTAAAGATTCACAAATTCATGTCTTTGCTACATATTCAAATAAAACAATGTCAATTTATGTTAATGGAATATTAGGTCAAACTATAAGTTTGCCAGAAGATTTTGAATTTGTTACAGAAGATAAAACTAATGTTAGATTTCAATTTAAATATGAATCTAATCCCACACTATTTAATTCTCTAGCAATTTATAATAGAGCACTATTAGATCAAGAAATTAAATCTCATATTTATTGGGGATTAAATGACGGAACTCCAGTTTCATATGTAAAAGGTAAAAATGTTTCAGTTATTGATATTAATGAAAACATTAATAATTATTGGTACACAAAAAACTTTAACAATAAATCTTCTTTTTCAGAGGGTGCATCAAATAATATTGTAGTTGATAACTTAGGAATTACCTTGCCATCTGGACCATACATCAGTACTGAAAATTCTAAGACAAAAATTAATTCAATATCTAGTTTTTTAAATACAAATAATTTTTCAATTTCAGGAACATTAGATGATTGGTCAGCACTATCTTCTAATTTTGAAATACTTCGATTAGATGGATTTGATTTAAATTCTTATCTTTCTTTAATTAAAAGTTCAAATAATAAGTTAAGGTTAAACTATGTTTCAACTAGTGAAACTACAACTTTAATAGAAACTGGAGCGGTTACTTCAACTAATGGAAATTTTATTTTTTCAATTGATGGTTCTCACGCATCTATTTATATTAATGGTGCAGGTTCATTTTTTGGAAATATTATTCCTGTAAAAAACTCTAGTTCAAATTTATATTTCCCGCTAGACACAGAAGTATCAACTACATTCTCAGAATATATAGATATTTTTAATACATATGTTGATCCAAATGCATTTATTGATGATTCATCTCAATATACTGATAGTTTAATTCTATCTATTGATAGAGAAGGAAATTATGTAAAGAAAAAAGGTTATTGGGAATATGTAGTTCCAGCTTCCTTATTTTATAATATTGTTGGTAGCAGAATATCTTGGGATAGTGCAACAAATCAAATTAGTAAAGATATCACGTCAAATTATTTTAAAAGTGTTTATGTAGAAATTGACAGAGGCAACGGTTGGGAACAAATTAAAAATGGAATGGGAATCGAAAATTTTCAAACCATAAATGATGCGGGAACAGATTTTAAAATAAGAATAACCCTACTTAGCAGTTTTTATATTCCCAATGGAATGTCAGAATCTATTTATCAACCAAGATTAGAAAATTTATCTATATCACTTTATAAAGATTTATCTGTTTTGTCAGATGATTCAAAATATAAAGTTGTTCCATATTATGATTCTGATAATAATTTACAACATACATATACTTTAAAGAATAATAATTTAAATATTTTATCTCGTTCGAATAATTTTGGTATTAAATTAAATGAAGGAAGTGCAGCAGCAATAATTAACGCTACTTCAAACGAAGGTAAAAAATCATTAGAATTTTGGTTTAGACCAGATGTTATTGGATCAGAACAAGATCAATATATATTAGATATACAAGATTCTGAAAATTGTTATATTAAATTTGATAAAGATGATAAAGAAATTATTTCTAATAAATATTTCTCTGGTTTTACAAATAAACTTATGACTTATGCTGCTGATTTAACACAAAATCCAAATCCAATAACTTTAGTTCAAACAGATGATGGAATAACATGGGAAAGGTCTAATTTAAATTTTCCAATAAGTAGTTATGCAGCACCATTACTATATTCATATACAGTTCAATCAATTCCAGTATTATTTTTATTAATAAATTCAGCACCTCCAACAATTGAAACAACAGGATATATTTCAACTGATGGTGGAATAAATTGGACATTAGTTTTTACAGGAAATTCAGGATCATTATATAATGCACGTATAGTAAATCCTTCTAATGGCGGTGGAGATTTTTCAAGAATTATTTTATTCGATTCTTTAAACGGAACCTCTAGCTATTATTCAAATACATTTAATGATCAATTTTATAATATTCAAAATCAAATAAGTCCAGTTATTACATTTTCTTCAATTGGATCTTTACCATCACCAACACCCCCATACCATGTATTTTTAGGTCAAAGTTTTCCATCAAGATATTATAATTTTATTAGTCAAGTATTTTCAGGAGGACTTTATCAAGTATGGTTGGATGATTCATTTTTAGAAAATCCACAAAATGTTACATGGCAATATAATTTAATAACTTCTAATTATAATGTAATTAAATCAAACATATATTCATTAGGAAATAATTTGTGGACTATTTTAATTGAAAATAGCAATAGTTTACATAGTGCAAAAATTTGTATAATTGAAAAAGATAATAATGATTTAATGTCAATACAAAGTGAAATATCATTGCCTGTATTAACAAATTCAACAGAACAATGGTCATATTATTATTATAAAGAAAATTCTCCAAATCAAGGACATTATTTGGTAAGTAATTGGGGCTCTACTGCTTATACAAATATTTCTCCAATAAGTTGGACAGTAAATCAATTACCAAATACTCAAAATTTAGAATCAAACAATGGAGCATTAACCTTTTCATATCAAAATAATATATTTTATGTATATTTGAATGAAAACGGTGCTGGAGGTGATACATTCATAGATAAAGTTATTACCTCATCAGATTTTACAAACTGGACAACAAATTCAATCATTAAAGCTCAAGATGCACAAAATGTTGATATATATTTATCTCAACCAGAAAAAAAATATATATATGATGAAAACCTTGGATTTGATTCAGTTTATATCAACGGAATTGATATTTTTTCAAACACTAAAGAAATAATTATTGATGAACCATTACATTTTGTATGTAATTATACAGATAGTAATTTTAATAATATTTATTTAAATAAAAACACTAATTTAGATGGAGATCTGTCTGCAACATATGGATATATATCAGTTTATCCAAATAAATTATCTGCTTCTGATGCTTATGATAGATATATTTCATTTTTAACCAATAATATTGAAGTTATTAATAAGTCTAATTCTATAGGTACTTTGTCAGAATATTCTGATGGAGATGCTATAGTTGCCTATTCTGGAACATCAAAACAGTCAGAAATTTAGTATTTTTGGTATTTTGCTGTACAATTTATAGTAGTTCGAACAAGGAAATGGTATTTAATGAAAAAGATGAAAGTCACCCCTGTTGAAGAGGTTAATTATGGACTTTATCTGTGGCAAACCGCAGATGGATCTCTTGTATGCGATGAAGATGGAAACTATTTAAGTATTCCCGCAATTAGAGGGGATATTCGTCAAATTAAAAAGATTAAAGATGCTGCTAATTATTATGGAATTCCAGAAGGAAAGCCCGTGTTCTTTTCTGGACATAGGCAGGTTACTGATGATGAATATCAAAATCAAAAACAAAGATTAGAGTGGGGACTAGTACCAGATATCTGGGATACTCCAGCAATTAAAGAAGACTTACAACAAAAGAAGAAGATGGGATTAGTTTAATGGTAGATCATAGTGTATCAGTTGTAAATGATGATGATGCTGATGGAGATTTAAGAGCATTTTCTAATTTAGACTTTAACATTAACTCATCTTCAAAAACAGAGTTTGATGACCCGTTTTTACAAAGTTGGGATGAGTTACAAAAACTTGACGGGCTAAGTGCAAACTTTAGACGTAAAGTAAATAGAATGGAAAAATCATTTACAGGTGTAGATGGTGCTAAATCTAAAAAATTAGATCCACTTGATCTTACAGGATATTCATTATTTCAAATTGTTCAGCCACCATATAACGTACTTTATTTATCTCAACTTTTTGAGGTTTCTCCATATCACCATGCTGCGGTAAATGCAAAGGTTGCTAACGTAGTTGGCTTGGGTTATCGTTTTGAAGAAACTTATAGAACAACCCAAAAGGTTCAAGCAGCAATGGACAATCCTAAAAATCTTGATAATCTAAGAAGCAGAATTGAAAAGGCTAAAATAGATCTTCGTGAATATCTAGAATCAATGAATTCAGATGATTCATTTATTGATACTATGAAAAAGATTCAAACAGACCTAGAGTGTACTGGAAATGCGTATCTTGAAGTAGGACGTACCAGCAATGGAACTATTGGATATATTGGACATATCCCAACCACTACAATGCGTATTAGAAGGCATAGAGACGGGTTTGTGCAGGTTGTTTACAATCGCTATACATTCTTTAGGAACTTTGGTGATACAACTACTCCAGATCAAATTGGAACAGATCCACAGCCAAACGAAGTTATTCATTTTAAATTATATACACCAACTAATACATATTATGGTGTGCCAAACATTCTTTCTGCAAAGAACGCTGTTGCAGGTGATGAATTTGCACAAAGATTTAATCTTGATTACTTTGAAAACAAAGCAGTCCCTCGTTACATTATTACTGTAAAGGGTGCTAAGTTAACAAACGATTCTGAGCGTAAGTTGCTTGAATTCTTTCAAACTGGATTAAGAGGAAGAAACCATAGAACTCTTTACATTCCACTTCCTTCAGATGGAGAACAGTCAAGAGTTGAATTTAATATGGAGCCAATTGAAGCGGGTGTGCAAGATTCTTCATTCCGTAATTATGCTACAGAAAACAGAGATCGTATTCTTTTAGCTCATCGTGTTCCTATTTCTAAACTTGGTATGCCAGCAGATGTGTCACTTGCAAATGCCAAAGATGCAGATAAAACTTTTAAAGAGCAAGTATGTCGTCCAATGCAAGAAATTCTTGAACATAAAGTTAATAAACTTGTTAAAGAAATTACAGATGCATTTGAATTAAGATTTGAAGAACTCTCACTTGTTGATGAAGAAACACAAAGTCGTATTGATGATGTTTATCTTAAAGACAAGGTTATTCTTCCAAATGAAGTTCGCAACCGTAAAGGACTTGCTCCAATTGAAGGTGGAGACGAGCCTCTTGAATTAAAACCACAACAACAGGCAGAAGTTAGAATGCAAGGTAACAGAACTAGAGATCAAAGGCGACAAGTTAATGCCCCAGATAAAATGGGAACAGCAAGAAATGCACAAGGAGAAGGAAGAAAACAAGCATAATATCACACTTTTATTTTGATTTATCGTTAAGTGTTGATATTATTTAAATTAGATATGAGTATTCAAAAAGCGCATTGGCAAAACAGCGAACATTCTATGCACCTTTCGTTTCCAATTGCAAAGGTCAATAGAGAAAAGAGAACAGTCTCTGGATTCGCCTCCCTAGATAATGTTGACCGTCATGGAGACATTGTTACTGCTGATGCAAGCAAGAAAGCTTTTGAAAGATTTCGTGGAAACATTCGTGAAATGCATCAACCAATTGCTGTTGGCAAAATGGTTTCTTTTAATTATGATAAGTTTTTAGATAAATCAACTGGTAAACAATATAACGGAGTTTACGTCAATGCTTACATTTCAAAAGGCGCACAAGACACTTGGGAGAAGGTTTTGGATGGTACGCTAACTGGTTTCTCTATTGGTGGCAATATTGTAGATTCCAAGTTTGAAAAAGCAGAAGACGGGTCAGGGGAAGATCGTAGAGTAATTCACGATTATGACTTGCATGAGCTGAGTCTAGTAGATTCGCCAGCAAACCCCCTGGCAAATATTTTTTCTATTCAAAAAACAGATACAGGTAGCATTCTTAAAGGCATGATTGCTGATATTGTTACAGAAAATGTTTTTTGGTGCAAGGAAGATCAGATT